TTTGATAAACTAGCGCCTGTATTAGCGCAACGGTCAGTAGCCTACGAGACGGGTGTATTTAATCCTATCCCTAACGGACTATGCAAAAAGTGGTGTCAGGCTACACGGTGCATTCATAACGGTAACTATAAGGAGGGGTGATGCCCTACAAGAACAAAGCAGACAGAAACATTAAACGAGAATATGAGTTGGAAAAACTTAGACCCGGTGCCCACGCTGCTAGAATGGAAAGACAACGTGCTCGCCGTGCATATGATAAAGCGGGTATTGACCGTGATGGTAAAGACATCGACCATATTAAAGGCGTTAAAGCGGGTAATGGTAAAGACAACCTACGTCTTAGAGACCCAGAAGTAAACCGTTCGTTCCAACGCAAGAGTGACCACACTATGAAGAAGAACGAACCACCAAAGAAAGCTAAACCTAAGAAGAAATAATATGGAAGTATCCGTAAAGTCAGTGCAGATTATTGCAACGGAGTCTGGTTTACCTGAGAGCTTAGTAGAGCGTCACTTAGACGCTCTATGCACGATGTCTATTAGAACGCGTATTAGTGAACGGAAGATGTGCCTAAACAAAATAAGAGCATGGTACTTTAATAAAGATAAAAACAAACCTCAGTTATTTGAAGTATTAGAAGATAAATGATTCGCCCCCTTAAGGGGCTGTAAGGAGTGACAATGGAAATACAAGTAATACAAGATAAGGTCTTGTCTATCAAGACTACAAACCCCGATGCTATTACGGGCGTGATTACAAAAAGTAAAATTAAAGATATTGATTTTGGTACAGCAGATGTATGGGTAAACTTTGGATTAGGTGAAGCGCATATACTAAACAACATAGGTATTAAGAACGTACCCTCACCTATTCGCACACAGTACACATGGACAGGGATGTACAAACCCTTTGACCACCAGCGGGTAACGTCAGAGTTTCTAACGCTTAATCGTAAAGCCTTTTGTTTAAACGAAATGGGTACGGGGAAAACTAACTCTGTTATCTGGGCGGCTGACTACCTAATGAATATAGGTGTTATACGCCGTATGCTTGTGGTTTGCCCACTATCTATTATGGATGCGGCATGGCGTAAAGATTTATTTAAAACAGCCATGCATCGCTCAGTTGAGATTGCACATGGTAGTAGGGAGAAGCGTGCTCAGATAATTAAGAGTAGTGCAGAGATAGTCATTATTAACTTCGATGGCGTTGAGATAGTAGAGAAAGAAATTGCTGAAGGCGGGTTCGATTTGATTGTAGTAGACGAAGCTACGCATTTAAAAAACGTCTCGACTCGCAGATGGAAAACTATGAACCGATTAGTTACTGCAGACACATGGCTCTGGATGTTAACGGGTACACCTGCGGCGCAGTCACCAGTAGATGCGTATGGACTGATTAAAATCGCTAACCCTAAGCAAACACCCAGAGCGTTTAATGCGTTCCGAGATATGGTACAGATACGCACCTCGCAGTTTACGTTTAAGAACCGCCCCGATGCAGAGCAGATAGTGCATAGGTTCATGCAACCTGCGATACGGTTTACTAAAGAAGAATGCCTAGACCTACCAGAGCTAACGTATCAGACAAGAGATGTACCGCTATCTCCGCAACAAGAGAAGTATTACAAGATGCTCAAGAAAGAGATGCTCATGCAAGCGGCAGGTGAAGAGATTACTGCGGCTAATGCGGCGGTTGCCCTAAACAAATTATTACAGCTTTCATCTGGGGCGGTGTATTCGGATACTGGAGAAGTGATTGAGTTTGATGTGAAGGCGCGTTCGGCAGAGCTACTGAGTATAGTAGAAGAGACATCGCACAAGACGATTGTGTTTGTGCAGTTTAAGCACACCATAGAGATAGTAGAGAGGGTACTTCTTGACGCTGGGTACAACGTGGGTGTTATCCATGGCGGCGTTAATGCAAACAAACGCTCTGAGATATTTAATGCATTCCAGACTTCACCTAACCCACAGGTTCTGGTTATCCAGCCGCAAGCGGCGGCGCATGGGGTAACTTTGCACGCGGCTAATACGATTGTGTGGTGGGGCGTAACGCTTTCACTGGAAACCTATAAGCAAGCCAATGCGCGTATTCATCGTGCAGGACAAGTAAACAGATGTAGCGTGGTGCATCTTGTAGGCTCCCCCGTAGAGAAAAAAGTCTTAAACGTATTAGAAGATAAAGGCGCGGCTCAGACTAAGTTATTAGATTTATATAAAGATGTTATTAGTTGACATGGGACAGTAGGTACTGTATAATATAATCTCCTTCAAAGAGATGTGGGGAAACACATGAGCACAATAAATGTAGAACAGCTCGTCAAGGCGTATATCAAGATGAGAGATGCAAGACAACAATTGCAACGAGAGTTTGATGAAGCAGACGATAAGATTAAACAGCAACAAGATGCAGTACAACAAGCTCTACTCGAGCTATGTAAAGAAACGGGGACAGACGGACTTAAGACCTCAGCAGGCACAGTAACACGGACGATTAAAACACGATACTGGACGAGCGATTGGAACAGTATGAAAAACTTTATTAAGGAGAACGATGCGTTTGAATTACTCGAGCAACGAGTGCATCAGACAAACATGAAATCCTTTTTAGAAGAAAACCCTAACCTTATGCCTCCAGGCATGAATATTGATAGTAAATACGCTATAACCGTAAGAAGGAAATAAAATGGAAGAACAAAATGATGAAGATGTCTATTTGACAACAGACCAAGTTATGAAGATACTAGGACTCTCCCGACAGTCTATATCTCGATTGAGACTCACCAATGTACTGACTACCTACCGTCAGGGCACTAAGTATCTGTCTAGCGCAAAAGAAGTCAAAGCTTTACTCACACAAAGAACCACAATAGTTAAAATTAATAACACACAAGAGGGTAGTAACAATGGCTAATGAAATGGGTTTATTCACAACAGGCGCGGCAGTTCCAGCACACTTTGCAAAAAGAGAATTAAGTGCAACAACTAAAGCCCTTATGGGCGGTACATCCGATGCTCGCCGCATCTCTGTAAAAGGAGGTATCTTTCGCTTACTTGTAGGCGGTCAAGAGGTTGCTAAGAACGAAGACCGTGCAATGAATATCATTATTGCGGCGGCGGCTCCTAACACATCTCGCCAATACTATACGGGTACATATCAAGAAGGTGTAGTAGCTGCACCCGACTGCTGGAGTTCAGATGGTGAAGTACCTAATGTAGCTGTTAAAGAACCAAAACACACAAACTGCAAAGCGTGTCCTATGAACGTAGCAGGGTCTGGTCAAGGTACTAGTAGAGCTTGCCGCTTTAACCATCGACTGGCGGTTTTACTTGAAAACGATATGCACGGAGATGTGTACGAGTTATCTCTTGCGGCAACGTCTATCTTTGGTAAAGGTGAGAACGGTAAGATGCCTTTATTCCAATATGCCAAGCAACTAGCTGGTCATGGTATGAACGTCACTGACGTAGTAACTGAGCTTAGATTTGATACAGACTCTGCAACACCTAAGATGATATTCCGCGCAGTACGTCCACTTGAGTTAGCTGATATTGATACTGTACTTAGTAAAGGTTCTTCAGTTGAAGCTATCCAAGCTATCACTACAAGTTATTCTGGTGCTGTAAAAGAAGATACTCCAGCACCATCTGGGTTTATACCAACTGCTATTGCGGCTCCCGAGTCTGATGAGCCTGTTGTAAGAGAGAAGAAGTCATCAGCTAAACCTGCTGACCCAACTGACCTTGCAAGTACATTGGCTGAATGGGCTGACTAAGCACTAGCCTATTAGAAGGGGCGGGTAGCACCGCCCCTTTTTTGTCCCCATATTTTAGGTATAGCCATGAACAGGATAGATTTTTTAAAAACAGTGTTAGCAGACGGTGGTAAGTACTGCGCTGTAGGTATAATAAACAAGAAAGTTAACCAAGTATTTTTTGACACCTTAGACGAGCTAGTGCTGTGGTCAGATGTACAGACTTTAGCCGGTGTAAATGTTTTCTTTGCGGTAGCTACCTACCATACTAATATCAGTAGAAGTGCCAAGAACACTAAGTTGTTTAAGTCTTTATGGATTGATTTAGACATCGGCAAAGGAACTGCGTATGAGACGCAGGTTACAGGTATCGCTG